AAAGAACTTTTACAGGCTCAACAAACATATTATTTAGCAAATCAGTGGACTAAAATTGAGAGTAATCTTTATACACAGGCGGTTTATTACGAACCAACTCGTTTGGCTTCTTTCTATGACTACGAGTCAATGGAATATACTCCTGAAATTTCAGCAGCATTAGATATCTACGGTGAAGAGTCAACAACTGTTGACCAAAATGGTTACATGTTACAGATTTATTCAGAATCAAAACGTATTAAATCAATATTGGCAGATTTATTTAACAATTCTTTAGATTTAAATACCAATTTACCTATGTGGACAAGAAACACATGTAAGTATGGTGATAATTTTGTTTATTTAAAGTTAGATTCTGACAAAGGAGTTGTTGGATGTATGCAATTACCAAATATTGAGATTGAACGTCTTGAAAGAGGTATGGCGGCAAAATCTCAAAATGTTGATGAACCAAAAGAACAAAAAGGTTTGAGGTTTAAGTGGAAAGCTAAAGACATGGAATTTAATTCATGGGAAATGGCTCACTTTAGATTATTAGGTGATGATAGAAAATTACCTTACGGTACCTCAATGTTAGAGAAGGCTCGTCGTATTTGGAAACAATTATTGTTATCTGAAGATGCTATGTTAATCTATCGTACATCAAGAGCACCTGAAAGAAGGGTATTTAAAGTGTTTGTTGGAAACATGGATGATAAAGACGTTGAACCATATGTACAAAGAGTTGCTAATAAGTTTAAAAGGTCACAAGTTGTTGATAATGCTACGGGTAACGTAGATATGAGATTCAACCAAATGGCGGTTGACCAAGATTATTTTATACCTGTTCGTGACGCAGCCGCGGCAAATCCTATTGACACTTTACCTGGAGCTCAGAACCTTTCTGAGATTGCTGATATCGAATATATCCAAAAGAAATTATTAACGGCTCTTCGTGTCCCTAAAGCATTTTTAGGGTTTGAAGAAATAGTTGGTGATGGTAAAAATTTATCTTTAATGGATATACGTTTTGCAAGAACTATTAACAGAATACAAAAATGTATGATTGCAGAATTAAATAAGATAGCTATTATACATTTATTTTTATTGGGGTATGAAGATGAACTTAATAATTTTACATTATCATTAACTAACCCATCCTCTCAAGCTGATTTATTAAAAATTGATATTTGGAAAGAAAAAGTGTTATTATACAAAGACGCAGTAACCGCAGTTGAAGGTATTGCTCCTGTATCCGTTTCTTGGGCTAAAAAACATATTCTTGGGTTTTCTGATGAAGAAATTAAACTTGATTTACAACAACAACGTATTGAGAAAGCGGTTAGTGCTGAATTAACTAATACTGGAACAATTATTACACATACAGGTATTTTTGATAATGTTGATAAACTTTACGGAACTGTAACAGGAAATACGTCACAAGCTGGCTCAACACCACCACCACCTCCAGGTGGAGGCGGAGAAGTACCACCACCTCCAGGTGGAGGAGCTGAGAGTGGATTACCTGAAAGTAGAAAAACCGACAGTTTAAATATTTTATTAGAATCTGAAGATATTTTACATGATGATTCCTTTATTGACTTGTCAAAAGTTAGAAATTCTTTATCAGAAATGGAGGATGAATTAGAAAAAATATTAAAAGATTGATATTTATAAAATAAAGAAACAAAATGAAATTTGGTATTTTAAAATCAAAGATTGAAAAAAGATTATCAGAATCTTATTCCAATAACACTTTTCAAAAAGAACTAAAAACTTTTAAAAAATTAGTGTTAGAAAATTCAAATATAAGTAAAATATATTATTTATATGACCAGTTAACATCTAATCAGGGTCTTAATGAATCTGTATTAGATGATTATATTGATGAGTGTGTGAAGATTTATGAAAGTACTATTTCAAAAATAAAAACTCAATCTTTAGATAAAATTAAATCTTGGGTTAAAAATGTTAATTCAGGAAATGAATATAATCATATAGATAATTTATTTTCTAAAAATGTTTTAACTATTGAATCTAAAATTAATGGTAAAAAAATAATCAAAGAATGTTTAAAGAAAAAACCATTAGAAAAGAAAGAATCAATTAATATTCCACTTTCTTCTATGATTAATGTTGCGAATAATACAATTAAAAACTATATAGAAAATTTAAGTGAATCTGAAAAAAAAGAGTTAACAAATTTTTTGAATATTGATGATGAAACTTTAAAACCTAAGTTTGAAACTGTGAAAGAAAATTTAATTTCTAAACTTACATTAATTAAAGAATCTGAAAAAGATTCTGAAGTTTTATCAAAAATTAATGAAACAATAGAAAAAGTTAATTTAGAAAAATATAATAAATTAAATTATTTTAGATTAGAAGATTTAAATAATAATCTTTAATTCTTATTTTTATATTTTTGAGCGTAGATGGCTTTTTGAATCTGATTTCTTTTTTTATCAGATTTTTTCACGTATGTTTTACGATTTACTAATTCTTGGCCTTGACGGGTTTTAATAACTTTATTTTTTAAAACCTTCAAGGCTTTTTCTATGGAAGTTTTTTTATCAATTTTTATTATCAACATATATTAAAAATATCTCCAATTTTAAAAAAATTTTGACTTACAATACAAATATACCTATTTTTTTAAAAAATAAACGGAGATAATATGAAATTTAATGAAAAAAGGTAAAACCTCAAAAATTCAGGGTTTTAAAAATGCTAAAGTATTTTACGGAACAGTTGATTCTATACATCTAAAATCAATATATTTAAACATTCAAACATGGGTAGAACCAAAAGATGATTACGAAAATTGGAATAGAATAGTTTCAAATTTAACAAGGGCGATACGTCATTCAATTTTCGAAAGTTTTGATAAAAGTTTTTTTGAAGAAAAATTCATAGTCGATTTAGACTTGAGGTCATCAGGGTTGACAATAGGAAAAAAATCATTTTTGAATTTAGAAATCAATCTTTTTTTTATTGAACCTCAAATTGATTTCAAATCAAAAAAAATTAAAGATTCTTTGAAGAATATTTTAAAGTTTATATTCAAAGAAAATCTTTCAAATAACAAATATTTTAATTTCTACTTAACTAAAAGTAATAAAAGTAAGACAGTTTTGGTTGAAAGTTAGTTTCAACAATATTTATTATATAAAATATTGAAATGAATTTAGAAATACTGAAACCTGGACAGATTGGAAAAGGAATTTTAATTGAATACGATGCTGGTTATATAAATCCACGTGAGAATGGAAATGATTCAATTTTAAAAGAATCAAAAAATTTTTTAGACCACTCTAAACCATTTGAATTTTATGCGGTTCTTCAGAAATATAATACTCCAAATAGAAATGGTAGAATATATCCTGAAAAAATATTAAAAAGAGAAGCTGACAATTATAAAAAAGCAATTGAGAAAGGAACATCTCTTTCTGAACTAAATCACCCTGAATCATCACTGATTGATTTGGACAGAGCATCTCACATTATTACTGAGATATGGTGGGAAGGTCCTATTTTAATGGGTAAACTTAAATTACTAACATCACCAGGATTTCACGAAAGAGGAATTTGTTCAACTAAAGGAGATTTAGCCGCTAACTACTTACGTCAGGGAGTTACTTTAGGGATATCCTCTCGTGGTGTTGGGTCATTGAAAAAAGTTGGAGAACAAAATGAAGTACAAGATGATTTTGAACTTATTTGTTTTGACTTAGTTTCTTCACCATCAACACCTGGAGCTTATTTATTTTTAAATCCTGAAGATAGAAACAATTTTGAAGAAAATTTAGATGAAGAAAAACAAATTAAATCAGAAAGAGAGACAGGTAGAAGTAGCGATGAATTAGACAAACAAAAAGAACTGATGAAAAAATTGTCTACTTACCTTGATAGATAAGTTTTATTTACTATATTTTTAAAAAAAACTTATGGAAATGGATGAAAAATATTTTGTAGCGAAAATTACCACTGACATTGTAGATTCAGAATCAGGAAAGGTAAAAAAACAAAAAGAAGAAAAATTGGTTAGAGGTTACAACCCAACAGACGTAGAAGCAAAAGTAACCAAAATTTATGAGAGTTATTCACAAGATTGGAGAATAACATCTATTGTTGAAAGTAAAATTGATGAGGTGATAGAATAATACAATAATTTCAATAATACATCAAAGGAGGGTTTTCCCTCCTTTTTTGTTTTACCGAGTATTTATTTGATATGAAAATTTCAGTTTCAGAAACACAATACCAAGTAATATTAGAATATTTTAAGAAAAAAACTGACCCTGTTGCAGAACATATCCGTCAGATGTTACGTGCGATATATAAACCATTATCAAAATATGGTAAACTACCAAACCCTGATGGTAACTGTGACACTAACGAAGGTGTTATATATGTGTGGGAACATATTCCTGGTGTAGACCACTGGTCGGTCTTAAATCGTTTTGACACCAACACAAAAGTTAGAGATAAAATCAAAGAACTTTTTACATCACAAAACCCCGGAACAGAAATTACAAATAATAATCTGATAGATTTTATTACAGATAACAAAGATGATTTGTTTAATGGAAAATATACCGAAGAACTTGTAAATCTTAATAGAGCAACAATTGATAAAGGTAATCAGAATGAAATGTTTGGGATAAAAATTTTAAAAGATTTTTTTGGTTCAGATACAAACATAATGAGATTCTGTTCAGGTGATGTTAGAGATACCAAAAAAGGTATGGACCTTATGGTTGAAGCTGGCGGAAAACAAATATTTGTTCAGGTAAAACCTTTTACAAAGGCAACAAGTTTTGTTGATAGAGATGGTGACACATTCTTTGAAGTATCATCTTACAACTTTGACCACACAAAATATTCAGAAAAAAATGTTCAGGTATTTCTTTACGTAAACACAGAAACAAATGAATATGTGGCGTTCTCAAATAAGAAAAGTAGAATCAAAAAAGAAAATTCAGGTATGACAAGATTCTATGAACCGTACCTCATGACCAACATGCAATTTGAAGGAAAAACAAAAACAAAACAATACCGTAACAAACCATTAGAAGATGATTTATTTAAAATGGGTGAAAGAAGACTTCAAAATTTAGAATTCAGAAAATCGGAAATCGAAAAACTTATCGAATTAGAAAAACAAAAATTATCAAAAAAATAAAAATTATTTTACCTCAATTAAGTAAGAATTAATTTTTTTTTAAAATTAACAATATTTATATAAATAAAAATAACAATTAAAAATGGCAAAAGAAAAATCTTTAGTAGAAGAAGCTATCCTTTCGATGAAAAATCTTGAGGAAGCGGTTGCTAACAACGCAAAAGAAATACTTGCTTCAACCATGAAGGAAGAAATTAAAGAATTAGTAAAAGAATCTCTTTCCGAACAGGAAGAAGAAGAGATTGACACCGACGTTGATATGTCTGGCGATGAAGATGAAATGTCTATGGATATGGACATGGAAGATTCAGAAGAAGATATAGATACAGATAACGAAGACGAAATGATGTCCGAACCAATCGACTTAAGAGGAAAATCTAACGACGAAATCATCCGTGTATTTCAGTTAATGGGTCCTGATGATAACATCATCGTTACAAAAGACGATGCTGGTAATATCAACCTAAAAACTGATGAAGACGAGTATATGATTGTTGGAGAATCTGATGAAGATGAATGGAACATGGACATGGAAGAAGATGCTATGGAAGAAGACATGATGGAAACTTGGGACATGGAAGAAGAGTATTCTGACGAAGATTCACTTCAAGACATTGTTGATTCAGTATTCAACGATGATGAAGAAGAGGAAGAAGAAGACGAAGACGAACTTCCAGTTTATGAAATAGAAATGGGAGATGATGATTACGATTCTGAAGATTTAGAAGAAGTAATGTATGAAATCACATTAGATAATGAAGATTCCGAACCATACATGATGGAAGAAAAAAAGAAAAAAGCGTCATTTAAATATAGTTCAAAACCAAACATGGATGGTGGTTTTGAAGTTCCAAAAAGAAAAAAAGCAAACACATCTATGGGAACAGGTTCAGCTAAAAAAGTTGACGTGTACAAAGATGATGAAACTCTTGATGGAGAATTCAGAATTAAACCAAAAACTAAAAAGGTTGAAACTAAAGAAGCTTCACGTTCTTTGGGTTCAGGTTCTAAATTTAGAAAAGGCGGTTTACCAAAACCAAAAGCTCACTCTAAATTTAACGCTAATATCCAAGAATCAGAAAATTCTGAACTACACGTTCTTAGAGAAAAAAATGAAGAGTACAGAAAAGCACTTAACGTATTCAGAAACAAATTAAACGAAGTAGCTGTGTTTAACTCAAACTTAGCTTACGCAACTCGTTTGTTCACTGAACACTCAACATCTAAACAAGAAAAAATTAACATCTTGAAAAGATTTGACGGCATTGAGTCTCTTAAAGAATCTAAAAACTTGTACAAGACAATCAAAGATGAACTTTCAGTTAAAACAAGTCAACCAATGAACGAATCAATTGAACGTAAAATTGAAAACGTTCAAAACACAGGTTCAGCAGTTAACTTGATTGAGTCTAAAACTTACGAGAATCCTCAATTTATGAGAATGAAAGA